CACTATAGTGATCTTGTACACGCTTGTTAATGCTGGCTACTACTGAACTTTTTAATTTTGCAGCGTGTTCGGGTGTTCTGTTATTAGCATATTCGATGATCCCTTGCACAGTCGTACGTTTTACCCCGGTACATGCGACTCCATGCTTCCGGCGATTTTCCTCATTTGCGTACAGTGCTAATTTTTGAGCTGATAATATTTGTCTAGTTTTTTCGGATATATTTGGACTACCATCAGGATTGTATCCCCGAGAAAACTTACCACGCATTGCCTTTGACAGGTCTTCTCTAACACTCGCCCATAATTTGGTGTTGATGACCAAACGCTCGCCTCTCAATTGCTTCGTGTTATTTTTTGACGAACGAAACACACCCAACATGCACCCAATGTTTGATGGATATGCTTTCCACAGCATAATATGAGCTATTAAATGTTGTCTTGCAGTTAACACCACCCCATTCCATGGATATTGGGTAAGGTCTTTATATTGAGGAAACATTGTTTTAGATTTTGGGCAGATGTGGTGTCGCTCTGTATACCCTCTCACCCCATGTATATTGTTATATTGCCCACAAACACCAATGAACTTAATATATCGTAATAAGTAATGTATGTTGTGTGGATGTGTGAGTAAGATTGCTTGGATGTCCATATGTGTTATTATCTAATGTAGTTATCCGATTATTTATCAAATGAAATTTCAAATCAAAAAACTCTCAGCTCCAACTCCAACTCTTGTACACGACATTCAGGTTGCTGACACGCATACTTTCACCATTGGTGAGTGTAAGGCAGTAGTACACAACTGCTACCTTAGTTTTTTGCCTGATTCGTCTGATGGGTTAGTCGACACCTATAAAGAAACCTGTATTCTGAGTATGCTTGGGGGAGGCGTTGGCGTAGGTGTTGGCCTTCGTACTAGCGACGATAAATCTACTGGCGTACTTGCCCATATGAAGACGTATGACAGCGCGAGTATGGCCTACAAACAAGGATCTACGCGCAGAGGTAGTTTCGCCATGTATTTGGATATCTCACACCCCGAGATTATCCCATTCTTAGAAATGAGAAAACCTACTGGCGATGCTAATACACGTTGCACAAATTTGAATCACGCAGTCAATATCCCAGATGCTTTCATGCACATCATCGAACGATGTATGAAGGACAGTAATGCTAATGATGATTGGCCACTGATTGATCCATTCAGCAAAGAAGTTACTAAGGTGGTATCTGCCAAAGCTCTCTGGTCTCAACTGCTCAAACTCCGCAAAGAAACCGGCGAACCATATTTTCTGTTCATCGACACCGCAAATAAGAAGCTCCCCCACTGGCAAAAAAAATTAGGATTGAAAATCCGACAGTCGAATCTGTGCTCTGAGATAACACTACCTGTTGATGAAAACCGGACTGCAATCTGCGTACTATCATCTGCAAATGCGGAGTACTACGATGAGTGGAAGAACGACAACTTGTTTATATCTGATGTTATGGAAATGTTGGATAATGTGCTGCAATATTTTATAGATAATGCGCCAGATTCGATTGCTCGAGCTCGCTTCTCAGCTCAACGAGAGAGATCAGTTGGTTTGGGTTTGCTTGGTCTGCACGCATATTTCCAAAAAAATAATGTTGCGTTTGGATCACCCGAATCGCGAGCAATGAATATCCAAATATTCAAACAGCTAGACGATCAATCACTCGAAGCCTCAGAGAGACTTGGGGCAGAGCGTGGAGCAAACCTCGACTATATCGAAGGTGGTGGGGACATGACCAAACCACTTAGATTCTCTCACAGATGCGCACTTGCGCCAAATGCGTCGTCTAGTTTGATTCTAGGAAACACTTCACCAAGCGCCGAACCGTTCAGAGCCAACTGCTATCGTCAGGACACACTCTCTGGATTCAACTTCCATCGCAACCCATACCTTGATAAATTGATTATTGCTCTGTGTGCTGCAGATAAAAAGTTGGACCGTGATGATATTTGGTCGGACATCAATGCACACGATGGGTCAATCCAACACTCTGATTTATTTGACGCACATACAAAAGACGTGTTCAAGACAGCAATGGAAATTGACCAACAACATATCATTGATCTCGCTGCTGATCGTCAACCCCACATCGACCAAGCGCAGAGTGTTAATGTGTTCACCAAACCTAACGTGACTACTAAGGTATTGCACGACATTCACTTCAATGCTTGGAAACAAGAATTGAAGACGCTATATTACCTTAGAAGTGAGAAACTTAAATCTACTGAAAAAATCTCCAAAACAATCAAACGAGTTAAAATCGACGAACAGTCTCCTACCACAGAAGCTGTTGATTCTACAGAGTGTATCGCCTGCCAATAAACTACTATGTCCAAAAAGAAATTAAAATTAACAGACCCACGTCCATCGTACAAGCCATTTAACTACCAGTGGTGCTACGAAACGTGGATGGATCACGAACGCATGCATTGGGGTCACTGGGAGGCCCCTCTCCTGGAGGATGTTAAAGATTGGAACACCAAATTAACACAGTCTGAACAAAACTTCTTGACCCACATCTTCAGATTTTTCACTCAAGGTGACATCAGTGTAGCAAATGCATATGTGATGAATTATCTACCGGTATTTCCCCAACCAGAAGTTCGGATGATGTTGTTAAGTTTTGCGGCTCGTGAAGCTACTCATATTGCAGCATACTCTAACCTAGTGGAAACGCTAGGAATGCCTGACACAATCTACAATCAGTTCTTAGAATATGATGCGATGCGTGAAAAATACGAATATGTTGAGAATTTTATCGGAACTGACACCGAGTCCATTGCTCAACAGCTAGCAGTATTCTCAGCATTCACTGAAGGTATGCAATTATTTTCATCATTCATCATGTTATTGAACTTCCCCCGTCACGGAACGATGGTCGGCATGGGCTCGAATATCTCTTGGTCGATCTTGGATGAAAAGGTCCACGCCGATTCGATGATTAAGTTGTTCCGTGTGTTTATTGAGGAAAATCGACACATCTGGAAAGACAGTCTGAAGAGTCAACTCTATACAATTGCAGAGCGCATGGTTGATTTGGAGGATAAGTTTATCGATCTCGCGTTTGAGATGGGTGAAATGAAAGACCTTACGGCAGCTGATGTGAAGTTGTATATTAGGTACATTGCAGATCGCCGATTGATCGCCCTTGGATTAAAGGGGATATTCAAAATTAAAAAGAATCCGCTACCATGGGTAGAGCAGATGATTGATAGCGTAACTCACGGAAACTTTTTCGAACAAAAAGTATTTGAGTATTCCAAAGGTGCTACAGAGGGTGATTGGGATGACGTCTGGGGCCAATACAGCGGTGATGATGCTCCAATGTTTGGTTCAGCAGATCGATATGTTGGAATTCCAGAATTTACTGTATATTCCAAACCCGGCTGTCCACAGTGCGATCAAGCTAAAGCGCTACTGACAAACAAGGATAAACAATTTATAACCAAGATGTTGGATGTTGACTTCACGCGTGACGACTTTAGTGAGAAGTTTCCAAGCGCTCGAAGCTTCCCGCAAATAGTGTGCCCTGATGGCACCCCCATTGGCGGACTGCCTGATCTGCATAAATATCTCACTAATTTGGTTGTGAATTAATAAAATGCCAGGAACCTACGTAGTCGACCATAGCGACAATACAAAACCACAGATTATAATTCCCCCACTGAGTTTCGACCACTCAACATCACTCAAGATGGTTGGGTATCGATCTCCAGTGTACGGTGAATTGATTTGGGAGAATATGCTCCATACAATGGAGCACTTCGCGAGTGATTATCCCCCTGTCAACCCAACCCCGGGGCAGATGTGGTATGATACTGGAGCCCAGGAGTTGAAATTGTACGACTCTGTTGGAGTCTGGCAATTAGTCTGGCCGATTCCTGAGGAAGTGATTGTTAGCCCAAGTCAACCACCTACGGAAATTGGGTTATTGTGGCACAATACCGCGGTCAATAAGTTATACATCTGCGACACAGCTGGCACATGGCAATTAGTCTGGCCCACCCCCGAAGAGGTTATTGTTAGCCCAGTTCAACCAGCGTACGAAACTGGTCTACTCTGGCACAATACCGCAACCAATAAGTTGTATATTTGTGACACCAATAACGCATGGCAATTAGTCTGGCCAATTCCTGAGGAAGTAATCGTTAGCCCTAATCAACCAGCAAATGAAACTGGTCTACTCTGGCACAATACCGCTGCTAATCAACTCAGAATCTGTGATGTGAATAACATCTGGCAATTAGTCTGGCCAATTCCTGAGGAAGTAATCGTTAGCCCTAACCAGCCAGCAAATGAAATTGGTTTGCTCTGGCACAATACTGCAGTCAATAAGTTATACATCTGCGACACAGCTGGTACATGGCAATTAGTCTGGCCGATTGAGCAACCCTATCCAGCAGTTTGGGTTAGCAACCCCAGCACACTGATTGGTGCTGGGATTTGTCTGGCTGTCGGTGCCCAATGGTATCAATACGACACAGGGAATGGTGATGGTGTAGCAATCTTCCGAGGTAGGGACTTTGCAACTGAAGCTGGAGGAGTTACAATTCCCTCTGGCAGCAATCCACCCGCGTATCTAAGTTATTCATATACAAATCCGACAAATCAATCGGTACTATTTGAAGCAGACCTCACTGGACACGGCAATTTGTATTATGGATTACCCAACGCCGCATTTGGTTTGGTTTATACAATCGGTGAGAATTTAAATATAACAATGCCTGCTGGATACAGTGGTAATGGTGACCCAAATCTACAAGGCACGATGAGACAGGATGTGTACTCTTCGGGCCTCAATACGCGAAGTGCTGGCGGCTTCGACGTCTACACAGAATCTACTGTATCAGGAGCGAGATTTTTCAAAGTTATCCCACCTGGTGGAACGGTGACAGTATACGCTCAATGGTGGGGCATTCTATATCAAGCCCATAGTTGGAACGGATACGCTGTAATTCACGGCAATATGGCAATGAAAGTTAAAGTAACACGCGGAGGAGCATATCTATGATAACAAAATATTACACACTAGGTGAACTCAATGACTCATTTGGAACAGGTCTAACACTTGCGTGTTACAATCAAGATGACAATGGTGAGTGGATTGGTGTAATGCGAACTACAGATGGTAGTGTATTTTTGGGGTACAAGCCCACAGAGATCTCAGAAGCTGAATATATTACCCTGCAACAACAAATTGCTTCCCCCGACATGATCACTTACTTTCCTGGTAAATTTCCAAGGGTTGGTGTAGTTGACAAGACAACCTATACCAAACTACAAAAAGAGCAGGCAAAGCTACAAAAAGTATATGATAAAGAACAACTCAAACTATCTACAGAGCAAGCTGAGAAAGAAGCCGCACTGTGCGCTAAGCTAGGAGTTACCAGTGATGAGTTAAAATTACTTGCAAAAATAGCACTAGCAACGTGACGTATCACTCATCGCACTAAATAAACAATACTACAACCAGAGAAACTGCCATCCATCATGCCAGGAACCTATTCAGTCGAACACAGCGACCCAACAAAAACCCCCATATCCATCCAACCCCTTGGTATAGATATGAGCACATCACTGACACTTTTAGGTTACAGATCTCCTGTATACCAAGAAGCTGTTTGGACAAACTTCTTACAAATGCTAGAGCACTTTGCTCGCAATTCTCCACCCATCCATCCAATTGCTGGACAAATTTGGTTGGATACAGGAACTACTCCAGGTACACCCAAATTCTATGGTGTAGACAATCTATGGCACACAATCGGATCCGGCGTATACGTAGGACCCACAGCCCCCGCCAACAGCAATACTCTCTGGTACAACCCCATCACTGGTGGTTTATACTATTATGATGGCGCAGCCTGGATCAACACAGTATGCATCGCAGTTGCTGGTGTGTGTGAGTACGACGAACTGGTTGCGCTTGTAAACGCTGACTCAATCGCAGTTGGTCAGACTGAAATCCTACCGTCTCCGACACCGGCTACTGTGTACAGAATTACCGACGCTCAGTGGCAGACTCTGATTAATCGAGTGAAGCAACTTGCATATGCAAAATCTGTTCCAACTGCTACAATCAATGCTGTAGCATTTAACAACTTCCGCCTCTGTTCGGATGCTCGCTGTGGCTTGGCTACAGTATTGAGTGAGTATAGTAAGCTACAAACGCTGTTGAATCAAGCGCTACTGTCACCAACCATTAACACGTCGTGCTTCGAGACGATCACACCACCGAATGCATCAGCTGCTCGCACCGCCGCATGGATAGGGACAATCGCACACACTGTGACTTTGTCATGGGCAGACGCCGGTTCTGTTGGTAGATTTTTTAACACAGGCGGTAAGATTGTCTGGACCGGAGCAGTTACTAATACCAGTAGCGCTGTTGACGTAGCTTGGCAAACAGCGTTAGCTTCAATTCCAAACGTCACGGTCACAAAGAGCAATACAACTCAAGGAGCTCAGACTTCGACCATTGGGTTTGAGGATCTAACAACCGCAAATCAAACAATGTTCTCGCACGTACTAGCTACTCGATCTGTCTTGATTCAAGGCAAAGTTAATACAACAGGAAATGTATTAACTTTAACCATATCATTCAACGACTCAGCTACAGTAACAGGCTCGTTCACAAGTGGAATATCACTCACACGAGTTGGAGCACTGTGCTACAATAATCCGCCTGTAGCATACCCAGCAAGTTCATCTGTTGGTATCGCCTGACCTATTGAACTAAAGCTTCCCCCCAACAAGGAAAAGTTGTACGGTGATTAACACCTGTTGCAACTTTTCCTTGTTTTGAATGTAGGCTATAAGCCTATAGAACTCGCTTATATGTTTGATATTGTACTAATTAGTTATGATGAACCAACCGCTGATTCAACATATGCAAAACTCCAGGAAGACTTCCCATATGTAAAACGCGTCCACGGTGTGGTTGGTATAGCAGCGGCACATTACGAAGCCGCCAAGCTTGCTAGCACTGAGATGTTTTATGTAATTGATGGTGATAATGAACCATTGAGTACGTTTAAGTTTGACACTGAGGTCCAACCTTGGGATCAGGGATATACCCACATATGGCCAACAAAAAATATTGTGAACGGTAGCACGTATGGTTACGGTGGTATAAAATTATTCAACACTCAGTTGATGACCGTAGACAAACCACCCACATGGATTGATTTCTGCTCGACGCGAGGACTCGGCATAAAATGCATGAACACTCCACCCGCAAGTATAACTCATTTTGACCAAACTCCATTCCACACATTCAGAGCAACAGCTCGGGAGGTGTTTAAACTAGCAACCGCTCAACACCACTACGAAACTACCCTATCACTAGCTGAGTTATCGACCAACACAGAATATGCTGATGTGATAGCGAGGCTTAGCCTCTGGCGTACGGATGATCCGAATACTGAATATCAATTGGAATATAACGCTGGGGTTTGTGCTGCACAAACGTGGTATGATCAGAATATAGATCCAACACTCATTAATAATTTCACATGGTTGAGAGACCAATGGACATCACAATCACCCAATGAATACATCACACACTGATCTAGTACTACACCTCACAACTTCTTACTCTTGGGATATATTGAGCGATAACCACATTCCTGCTGCCCTAACCAGTGACCTTGTTAGCGAACTATACCACCAACCAATGCGAGTGCAAGCTGATGCCGTCAGAGACGCACTATCAGAGGGACAACTTGCGAGTAAGATATTAGCTTGCGATATGCTATACAACACAGGTCTCGACCACGACACAGCTCTGGTGGTTGGTGGGTGGTATGGTACACTAAGCAAATTGTTGTTGAGTAAGAAACAAAACTTACACATTACTTCATTGGATATAGACCCAACTGTAGCACCGATCGCAGACGCGTACATCCGTGATCCAAATCGTTTTACTGCTGTTACTGTTGATATGTACGACTTCCAGTTGTACGGTGATTACGGTGTAGTAATAAACACAAGTTGCGAACACATACCTGATCTTCCGATGTGGTTGAGTATGCTTCAACGAGGGCAGACTATATTGCTGCAGAGCAATAATCTATTCGACTGTGAAGGGCACGTCAATTGTTGCAATTCAATATTTGATTTGGTTGAACAAGCACACAAGCATGTTGACATCATTTCATGTAACATACTATACTGTGCTGCATATCAACGGTATACACTATTAGGACAAATCAAATGAGCACCATTATAACGCACGCAGATATTGAGAAGTATCTGACACGGGAAAGATCTACGGGAGAATTCAAACAAGTCCACGAAGCGTGGGTCGCGAATACGGTTAGTAATGCTGTGTCTTGGTACACCACAGCTCCTGAGTCTCCACTGTTCAAGAGTATTCGACAATATACAGATTCTGTTAGTACTACTCCCACCACAACATGACAATAGTCGTTAACCTGTATGCTGGCCCTGGCGCTGGCAAATCAACTACAGCACTACGCCTGACGTATGATTTGAAATTAGCTGGATTAACGACTGAGTATGTGTACGAATTTGTCAAGGACGCTGCTTGGTGGGGACACACAGATGTATTTGATCAGCCTGATTATTGCTTTGCTCAACAACATCGACTATTGCGATCAGTTGTAGGTAAGTGTGAGATTGCAGTATGTGATTCTCCAATCAACTTGCCAGTTGTGTATGCGTCCCAACGCCCATACGACAAATATTGCCCATTCGATGAGTATAGCGCTCTTGTGAACAAAGTGTACAAGAGCTACAATAATGTAAACCTATTCATCGATCGTGGTTCACTACCATACAGTCATCTAGGCAGAAATGAAGATGTAGATCAAGCGAAGGTGATCGATGAGTTGATCACAACTCATCTTATATCTCAAAATATCAAATATATCAAATTTGATCCTAGTAACAAGTTTCAATACGATACAATTTTAAGATACCTACTAAAACAAAAGAAAGCACATGAAAACAGTATCAATTCTACTAACTAACGGCGCTGAATGGATTGCTCAGCAACAAGAGACACTCGACTCCAATACAGTCTTGTCGCTGACAAAAGTCCGCAAACTCCACATCATGCCTCAACAAGGAGGCGGGGTCGGCATGGCACTCATTCCCGTACTGATGAGTAACAATGACAAAGAAGATTTTGAATTGGATCGCAAGCACGTTGTTGTTGTAAGTACTCCACACCCCGATTTTGAGAAGCAGTACCTCACAGAGGTTTCTGGCATTCAATTGATTTAACAAAACTATTATAGGATATAACCATGGCAAGCACAGATAAATTACTTGGAAGTCAAGTACACACCCACTTGAAATCTCTCGGTCTCGAGACACCGACTACAGATAAGGTGAACGCTTCCAGAGCGGAAAAATTAGCCGCTATTGAAGCGAGTACCAAAGCAATGTTAGAAGTGCTTGGTTTAGACCTGACGGATGATAGCTTAACAGAGACTCCGATGCGGGTTGCTAAGATGTGGGTAGATGATATGATGTGGGGGCTTGATTACAACAACTTCCCAAAGTGCACGACCGTAGACAATAAGATGTCAGCACCAGATGAATTTGTTGCAGTCGCAGTTTCTGCGGCTTCTCAGTGTGAACATCACCTTTTGTCCATAATTCCTGCGGGTGGCTTGAACCAACCTTCAATTGTGATCGCTTACATTCCAGCGGATAAAGTGCTTGGGTTGTCAAAGTTGAGTCGAATTGCGAACTTTTTCGCCGCCCGCCCACAGGTACAGGAACGTCTCACACATCAAATTTTGGAAGCTGTCAAGTTTGTCACAAAATCCGACAGTGTCGCTGTGTTTGCATCCATGGCACATTTGTGTATGTCAACACGGGGAGCAAAAGATACAGCTTCGGATACAACAACGTGTGCGATGAGTGGAAAATTTGTAACCGACTCGAGTGTCCGCTCAGAATTTCTGGCCATCGCCCGTCAAAAATTATCATGACCACAGCCCGCAATGACATCACTGGTGACGCACTGATTTCCAAGAAAGCATCAGACTCATATCGAACAGGTTGGGATAGAATATTCGGCACAAAACAACCGAACGTTGAGTGGTCCGACCACGAAGAAATTGAAGAAGATCTGAATCCTGACCTCCATACTGATAACTCAACTGATTAAAGTATACTGCAAATAATTATGACCCTAACGTGCTACCTATAATTAGTATCCGTGTATAAATACTCTTTTAATTAGGAGCACGGATATGGTAATGACGGTACAAGACTACATCGATAAATATGGTAACGATCGAGGGGTTGAGAAATTTGAGGCTACCCAACGGCGATTGGCTATACGAGCACAAACTTACGCCACTCACCCGTATACACGACTAACCAAGGAGTGGTTAGTGTGGAGATATCCACTAGATGGTTTAACTAGATTTAATAATCATGTGAATAAATCCAGGCAGTCGGAAGAAAATATGATTGCTAGGTGGGGTGAAGAGTTAGGTAGAAAAAAATGGCAGGACACTGTCGCTAAGAAGAACACTGTCGCTCTAGTCCGAGCAAGTGGTGGAGAGGTTGCGGTAGATGCAATGCATGCAAAACGAAAAGCTGCTATTGATAAGTATTGGTCCAATCTATCTGAGACAGAACGGCAATACCACATCACGACGAGAGCTGCGAAATCATCCGCAACCAAAAAAGAGCGATATGGTAATAAAACAAAGCTCCAAATTTACATCGACAAGCATGGTGAGCTTGGTCACGAATTATACGCCCGTTACCTCCAGAAAATTTTCAAGTCTATCGGCCATTCGAAGGAAGCTGAAATACTAATCGATCGAGTGTTGTTGGAAAATCCATGGCTATTAAATTACTCGCTGTATTACAGAAGTTCCTCCGACAAATCCAAATGTGAGTGGTTTTTGAGTTCTAAGAGTGGTGTTAATTTTTATGATTTCTGTGTACGTGAAGCCAAATCAATTTTAGAGTATGATGGATTTCGGTGGCACCCAACTAAACAGCAAGCTGAGGAATTTCCTGATGAGCTGATGGAGATAACTGGCATGACATATGCACAAAAATATTCAAAAGACCAAGCTAAAATACAAATGGCTGAAGATCGAGGGTACAAAGTCTTTGTCGTCCGATCTGACTTCACGGAGCAACAAACAGTAGAAGTTCTGAGCGAATTTATTAACTATACTACAGAAAGATTACAATGACCCCACAACATCAGCCAATCGCATACAAATTCACATCCACAAAAGAGTACGTTGACGCATTCCCGTGTGCATATCGCCAGTGGAAATCAGACACCTGGTGCAACACTGTACACGGGTACAGTTTTTCAATGAAGTTTTACTTCGGTACAAATGATCTTGACAAAAGAAACTGGGTTTGTGACTATGGCGGCCTCAAAGAATTAAAACAAGTTTTGGCAGATCAATTTGACCACACACTACTAGTCGCCCAGGATGATCCATATATTACGCTCTATGAAGCAATGCAGAGTGCAGGCATTGCTAAGCTAACGATCCTCCCTAGATTAGGCTGCGAAGGATTGGCGGACATGTTGTACAAATACATTAATGGAGTGTTTATTCCAGATATGTTGGGCCAGGGCGAAGCCGCTCGAGTTTGGTGCTACCGCGTAGAAGTGAGAGAAACACAAGCGAATATGGCCTTTCGGGAAGGTCACAGAGAGTGGAATGAAGACTTGCTCGCTGAATTTTAATCCTACTACAATCTAGCTAACAACTCACAACTCACCTGATAATATTAGGTGAGTTTTATCTTTTTCTTAGTATACAAAACACCCAAATCAATGTACATTGCAGCTAGTAGACACTTCGATCACGTAACCATCTGGGAACAACGCCTGACACCTAACCACGCCCCGACGATTAAGACGGTCAGAGCGCTATACAATTGCTACATCAAGTGTAGCGACTGGTACTCAGCCCACGCCGAGTTTAGTGATTCAGTAGAAGAAGGAACGCCTGATGGAGTGTTAAAAAAGTTTCTGGGGCTTGGTACTACTGCAATTGACGAAACTACCAAATATCAATCAATGTTTGGTGATGATTTGTATGAACTAGAATTCTCAAATAAGAAGGAGATGTCGAAGTTTCTAGATAGCAAACCAATCGATGTTGAGTTATTTGAGAGTGATATTCCACCTGAACTAAAGGCGCTGAGTGCGCTGTATTATAAATGTGAATTGCCTCACATCAACACAACATACTATGACATCGAGGTAGATTACCGGCCCAAAAAGTACGACGCGGACCATAAAATCAAACTTCGCAATATTGGTTCAGAATCCTTCGAAGCTACAGTTTGGGACCTTCGTGATTATAGGAGTGATCCTGATGTTGAGGTGTGGGATGAGCCAGTAAAGAAGTGGGTGGCGGTGAAAAATTCATTGTACCTATACGATGGACCAATCGGATTCAGCTCACCACTCGATCCATACGCACCACTAAACTCAATTGCGTTCTACCACACCTGGAAAGACGAGTACGTCATCTTTTCTGTCCCGCCTAAGTCCTGGACAGGATGCAATGTCGAAGAACTGTTTGACTACAGTTTATTTGAAGATATTGATTCCAAGGTTACAATTGTGTTCTGTAAAAATGAGACTGAGTTGCTAACTCGCTCTGTCGAAGAGATTCAACAATCCGATTTATTGTCTGGATGGAACTCCTCGCGATTTGATGATCCGTACTTTGCTAAACGAGTGGAGATTGTGTTAGGTAAAGAGTGGTTGCAGATGCTGTCATTTCCAAAAGGTAAAGCGCCGTGGTTCCAGACCAAAGAAGTATTCTTCCAAGAGCAATTATTTGTTCAGTTTGATGGCCGCGTCACACTCGACTACATGGAGTTATTCAAGAAGTTTACAGTCGAGGATCGAGACTCGTGGAACTTGGAAACTGTTTCCCAGGACCATCTCGGCGAGCGATTCAAGAAGTTGGATTACGAAGGCACTCTGCACCATCTGTACAACAACAACTTTAGTAAGTTTGTGAGGTACAATTGCCGTGACACTGAAATTCTTCGAGAGTTAGATAAGAAGTATAAATTTATAAATTTAGCTAATACACTAATTCATGAATCTACGTGCCATTTCAAAAACATTGTGGGTACTGTCCGGTCTGCAGAGATGGCTATCAATAATTACTGTTGGTACGAGTTAAATGTTCGGGTCCCTGATACAAAACAGCTAGACGAACAAGGGCAAGCTGCCGGTGCATATGTGTTAGTTCCGCAAACTGGTATGCATAACTGGATAGTTTGTTATGATATAAATTCTCTATACCCAAATACAATCCGCACCGTCAACATTTCACCCGAGACGTTAATCGGACAATTCAGTGAGTTTGAGTCTGCGTGGACTGAGATTAATGCTGGGTCAACCGCCCAATTAACATTTAGATGGGAAAAAACTCAGGAAGTAGAAACTAAGTCAGCTAGAATGTGGAAGGAGCATCTCATTGAACTGAAGTATGCCATTTCAGGGTACGGTACAGTTTTCCGCCAAGATGTTGAAGGCATCATTCCAGCATTACTCGGTAGGTGGTATTCGACAAGGAAGCAATTCCAAGCTCAATCCAAACAAGTATTGGGTGCCATAGCAGCAACGACTGATGCTCATCAAGCGGCATTACTGCAGACAGAGTATGAATTCGCAGATATGACGCAATATGCGATGAAAATTAAGCTCAATTCAGCATACGGTGCATTACTCAATCAAAATTTCCGGTTCTATGATAAGCGGATGGGGCAATCAGTGACTGCAACAGGTAGGTGCATACTCGGGCACCAAATTCGCAAGGGTTGTGAAATTATAGATGGAGATTACAACATCAACCCAATTACTAGTGATGAAGACCCACGGGCGATCAACAACGAGATTGCAAGCCCATGTCTGATCTATGGCGACACCGACTCGGTTGTTGGGGGTACCGCGATTTATGTAAACGGAATTCAAAAAACTATTGCCCAGTTTTACGAGGAGCAGCCAGGTGATTTCATAAAACACGACCCGATTACCAACAATTATGTCAAGCGAGTAGTCGGCTCAACGAGTGTGGGTTTTGATGGGTCCAACCCAGTAACCAAACCCATTAATTATGTCATGAAACATACTGTCAAAAAACGCATGTTTGAGGTTAGGGTAAATGGAGCATCGGTTACTATAACAGCTGATCACTCCATTATAGTCCGCCGCGGCACTGAAATAATAAGCACAACACCGATGAATATAGTAAGGGGGGATAAGTTGATTAGTGTAAATACCCCCGAATCTGTATCTCCATAAACATGCTAACCTTACGAACACTACGCAATAAAGCAACTACATTCAACCTAGACATATCAGATATCGACTTAATTAAATACCAGCAGTTGAGTAAGCAATTGGAAGATAGTGGGAACAAAAATCACCACAAGTTTACGTATAACTTCTTGAAATATGAAATTCATAAGATCGAACCTAATATGTTTGATCGGTATTGGAGGATTGTTATTGAGCATAAAGGAGGGTTATCCCACACATATGACCGCTACGTATTATCATACGGCGCTTACGCAGATGCAAAATGGGCCGCACGTCGGGCATTCATGGCTGAAAAAAATACATTTGTGTATAAATCGCGTACACATGGGTGGACCCTCGATCAGTTTGATGAATACAACTCAACCAGAAAGCAGACTAAAGAAAGAATGATCGCCCGCCATGGTGAACAAGAGGGGTTGCTTAGATGGACCAGTTATGTCGAGAAGCAACGAACTGCAGGAGTATCCCTACAGTGGTTCCAGGACAAGCATGGGGTGGATGAGGGGTTGGTAGTATGGGATGCGCTATGTAAATCTAAAGCCCACACAATTGACAACTATATCCAACGGTATGGGGATATTGAGCTTGCTACTCAGAAATTGGTTGAGAAGTTCTCAAATCAATTTAACTTTTATTCCGTAAAGTCGCAAGTATTGTTCGACTTAATAGTCAATGACTTACAGCTTCCGGATGAGCACGTATATTACGCCACAAAAAATACCGAATTTGGGTCATTTGACCCGTTGGGTAGACGATTTTACAAATATGATTACGTTGATACCAACCACAAGATTTGTATAGAATTCAACGGGGATCACTATCATGGGAATCCAACGCTATATGGTCCAACCGACTTCCCAAAAGCACTCCGCGGTAGAGGCAGAAAAACCGCATCTCAGTGTTGGGACGCAGACGCTAAAAAACTTGCCCACATACAAAGCCGGAACTATCGCACTATAGTAGTGTGGGAGCGAGATTTTGATCGTGATCCCAGCCACGTGCTTGACATAATACGTGCAGAATATAAACTACCACCTCGTGATCCCCCTGAAGAGTAAAAAATAGATGAATATAGTTGAGACAGATAATTTTGAAATTATTGATTTGGGTCTACAAGAGCTTGATGTGTACGACATTGAGGTTGATGGGGTACATAATTTTTTCGCCAACGGTATATTGGTGCACAACAGTTTGTATTGTTCACTCAGTGAGATAATCCCACCCAATGCCAATCCAAACCTTGTAGTTAAGATTGCTGACAAGATAGGTCATGAGATCAATGCCTCATTCCCCGCGTACAATCGATCAGCATTCTTGGTACAACCCGGGTTCGACCAGCACATTAAAACTGGTAGAGAATTGGTTGCTGATAAAGGATTTTTCATTCAGAAGAAGCGGTATGTCATCCATGTGATCGACAAAGAAGGCAAGGCCAAGGATGAACTGAAGGCTATGGGGGTCGACATGCGCAAGACTACGACCCCCCGCCCCGTCAAAGCATTCCTGCGATCTACGTGTCACAAACTGCTTACAGGAACCCCTGATGAAGAGCTAGATGATTTTATCATGGAATATCGTGACGAAATGATTGACGAGATTGATCTAATGGATCTTGGCCTTCCAAAAGGTATCAAGGGAATTGAACAGTACACAGCCTCGTTTAGAGACTACCCGACTACCCGACTACCCGGCCATGTATCAGCAGCAATTTTATATAATGATTTTAGACAAGCAGCGGGAGATACCGAGTCGCTGTTAATATCGAGTGGTATGAAAATTAAAATTTTCAAGTTGAAGTATGAAATGGAACACGCCGGTCGTATGTTTAAGGCGATTGCTGTCCCGACAGATGAGGAGATGATCCCTCACTGGTTCAAGGATGAATTCTTTGATAAAATCGATAGGCAACGCCACGTCGGTATGTTGGTTGACAATATGCTGCATAATATGTTCGATTCGATTCCCAGACAAGTACCCACTCGCCAAAGTAAGGCGTATGAGTCTGACTTCTCGTTTTGACGCTTTTGTATAAATAGACCACAGACCAACAGTGGCCATACGCACATGAGTATATCAATAATTGTATCTTTATTAAGACGAGTACCACTCGCCGCCTGGGGGTATGGCGTATGTTCGATAGTCATTATCGTCATGTATGGTATGCTGCAACACTCACAATCAGTGGTATCTAAACTCGAAGTCAAAGTTAAACAACAAGAAACAGATTTAATTGTTGCTTCAGAGTTGAATACCCAACAAGCAGATAGCTTCCGAGACACAATAGCACTCCAAAATGCGGCTGTCAACAAACTCAAGACCCAAGTTATTGAGCAACAAACGAGAGTAACCACTGCTGAAAAGTCCAACCAACGAGTGGTTGTCGATGGCAACCGCAAGATTGCGACTATTCGCCAGGATGAAAATATTGCCCTTACTTGTGTTGATGCAATTAGTGTGCTAAGAAACCTAGAGGCCTTACAATGGAAAAAATAATTTTACCTGTAGTGTTGTGTGTACTACTCAGTGGATGCTTTGCGCTTCCGAAATCTAAGTTTGTTCGAGTAGAAACTCAAGTTGTTGAAGTGCCTGTTGCATTAGATCTACCCAAAGTTGTAGTGCCGCACCGCCCCGACCTAGAAATTGCTAAAATCACTCCCACAAGCTCAGTATCAGAGTTGGTAATTGCGTATAGAGTCACAATTGTACAACTACAGACCTATGCTAGTCAGCTGGAAGCACTGTTGAATGCAGTCAACCAAACCCCATCGAAGTAGTGTTGTGATCACATGAGACTCGAAACTGTACTCGCAGAATCTGCACTAAGCACATCACTATTAACAATTGCAGCTGGATTCGCAACAGGGATAGTTGCTTTTAACATGAACAAAAAGCTCAAAGTGATGATCCCAGCTAGCAAGAAGTTTCAGGATATCGTGAAGTTGCCTCCTTATCAACGAACATCACTCACATTCACTGCGGACGACAAGAAAACGATTGATGAAACTCAACACCTAGTGGATATGCTCATCAAGAAAGCATCATACAAAATATCCAAGACCGGCACAGGTATCCTCCACAAATCGTGGGAATTGCGGCTCTGAGTTCTTAACACCACGCAGATAAATAATTAACTAACTACAGTAGTAACATACCATGGCATCATTCTCAGACTCTACATCAGCATACGTTGTGTTGGTAAACAACACAATCCACAGCATAACTAGCGAACGCTCTATTGCAGATGCTATTTCAGCAGATACTAGAGGGAGTGTAGTACAAGCATTCCCAATTATCACATCATACCAACCTCAAGTAGCAGTGACAGAAGCACACGATGTGCCAACATTTGGTGAATTTTTGGATAGCTTGCCAAATAAGACTACAGTCCCAACAATCGCCGATATTTTCAAAGGCAAAAAATCTGCAAGCAAACTGACGTCTATTTCACATCAAGTGAAACAAGACTCCAATACTGCGTATGTAGTTGTAGATACACTTGCTGTAATCGATCACCCAACTCCATGATACTGTCCGACTTACAATTAGCACTACTAGCCCAACTGTGGCAATCACGAGATTCGGCGATTGATTGTTACAACTTGGTAAATGCTAACACCAAGACACTGTCTTTTGGCA